TCTGCTCACAATGAAATCCAAGTTTTGAAAACAGGTAATTTTTACCACTATGAACTCCCGAGGCCCACTCCCGCAGCCTGATTCCAGGCGCGGTTTGGCCGGCACCAATGGCGCTGCCACTGAATTCATCCAGGAAGCCGTCACTCCTCCGTCCTGGCTGTCGAAAAAGCATCACCCGGAATTCCAGCGCCTCATCGACATGCAGCACGCGGCCGGTGTTGGCACCCGGCAAGCAGATTGCGATATGTGGGCGCAGTACGTGATTTGCCTGGACGACTTCCGGCGCGCCAAGAGCGCTGATGAGCGGCAAAAAGCCCGCCGCGTAATGGCGGGGCTCGAAGACTCCCTCGTAATCGGCGAAAAGGCCCGCCAGCGGGTAGGTATACGCGGCAAGAAGCCCGCAGCAAAGGGCAAGCTAGCACTCATGATCGCCGCGAAGAATGGCACCGACGACTAACTACTTCGATCAGGCCAAAGTCGATCACGCTATCAACTTTATCGAGTCGCTCACCCTTACCAAGGCGACCAAATCAGACGAGCCTGAACCGTTCCTCCTGCTGCCACACTGGCGCGAGGCCATCACCCAGCTCTACGGGTGGCGCCGACCGGATGGCCGCCGGCAGTACCGCAAAGCGTTCCTCACGTGCGGTAGAAAACAGGCCAAGACGCAATTCGCCGCGGGCGTCTGTACCTACGAATTCTTCATGGGCGACACCGCCCGGCATGAGATATACTTCGCCGCCACCGATGTCGGGCAGGCGGGCATTTGCTTCGACGCCGTGGCTGACATGATCGCCGCGGAGCCGGACCTATCCGACCTTTGCAAGATCACGCCGAGCCTAAAGCGCATCGAGAATATCCAGAATGGCAACATCATGCGGGTGCTATCCGCAGAGGGGGCAGGAAAACATGGATACAACCCTTCAATCGTAGTACTGGACGAGATCCACGCATGGGGCCCGTCCCATATGGAGCTATACAGGGCGCTGACCACCGGTGGCAAGTCTCGCCGCGATCCACTTCGCCTGATGCCGACGACGGCCGGGCATGACCTGCAGAGCCTTTGGGGGCAGGAGTACCAATACGCGAAAGACGTTCTCGCTGGCCGCGTGGTCGATCCCTCTTATCTGGCCATGATCCACGAAGTACCGATGGAGGCTGATTGGACAGACCGCAGCCTATGGCCGCTCGCATTACCGCTACTCCTCACCGGCCATCACCAGATCGAAGACTACGAAGAAGACTTCCTAAAGGCCCAGCAGTCACCAGCCGAGCAATCGACGTTCCGGCGCCTCTACCTCAACCAGCCGACCGGCTCCGAGACGGTATGGCTCGACCTCCACGAATGGGATAAGTTTGTTGGCGCCGTCGATGAGGCGATCCTCCGCAAGTGTCCGTGCTTCGGTGGCCTCGACCTTGGAGCCACCCGCGATTTAACGGCGTTCACCCTGGCGTGGAAGCTGCCCGATGGAAACGTATTTGTCCGCTCCTGGGGATACCTCCCCGAAGACGATGTGCGCGGCCGCGAGAAGCGAGACGCCGTTCCCTATGGGCAGTGGGCGCTGGACGGGCATATCATGCTCACACCGGGCGACGTGACCGATTGGCGTTTTGTGGTCGAGCATATCCAGAAGTTGAACGAGCAGTACCAGATCCAAGGCGTCTGTTATGACCCGTGGGGCGCCCGCGATACGGCAGTGGCACTCGCCGAGGGGCGCATTGACATTATCAAGTTCGGGCAGGACTACCGGGACCAATCGCCCGCAGTCAAGCGCGTAGAGGAACTGCTCCACATGGGGCGCCTCATCCACGAAAACGACCCATCACTGCGGTGGTGCGTGGATAACACGATGGTCAAGACCGACGACAATGGCCACCGCAAGATTGCCAAGGTCCAGCGGCTCACCAATCGGAAAAGAATCGACAAGGCGGCATCTATGGTAATGGCCATCGGCGGGCTCATCCAGGCAGAAGAATACAGCGACCCGTACAGCGACGGGCGAGCGGCTCTTAATTGAACATCCTCCGCAAAGCATACGACTGGGTAGCCGCCAACTGGTACCAGCGCAACGGTTACTACCGCCTGGCTGGCCTCTACGGCGCCGGGCAACAGACCGACGCGGGCGTAGTGGTGACCGTGGAAACGGCCATGCGCTGCGGCCCTGTGGCAGCCTGCACTCGTGCTATCTGCTCGCCCATCGCGTCAATGCCGCTCCAGGCGATGCAGAAGGTCGGATTCAAGACCATTTTGCAGCCTGAATCGCGCCTCCATCGCATCCTGAACCTGGAGCCAAATGGGTTCCAAACCCCGCAAAAGTGGCGCGAAACGACGCTGCACTGGGCCCTCAACTACGGCAACGGGTACGCAAAAGTCATGCGGGCTGCCAACATGGGCGAGCCGGTGGCGATGATCCCGATTCACCCGTCACTGCTCATCAAAAAGGACATCGTTCGCGGTGTCCCTGAGTACCTTTTCCGCATCAACGGAAAAGAGGAGAAGCTGGGCAACCGCGACGTGTTCCACCTACAGGGGCACTCTGAAGACGGAATCCTGGGTATCGGCGCCGTCGAACTAGGCAAAGAATCAATCGGCCGCGCAATGGCCATGGAAGCCTACGGCGGCACGTTCTTCGGTCGCGGCGGCGTGCGCGCCGGTTTGCTGAAGCGCACTATGCCGTTCGCCGACGAATCGGCACAGAAGCGATTCGAGGAAGACTGGCAGAAGAAATACCGCAACGGCAAGGACTCCTTCCATCGAAACATCCTCCTCGTCGCCAACTCCAAAGGCTCTGACGGCTGGGAGTGGGAAGGAATCGGTTCGCAGCCTTCCGAGGCGCAGCTAGTTGAGCAATCTCGCGCCGTCGTCGCCGACATCTGCCGTTACTACGGCGTATCCCCGACGCTGGCACAAGACCTCACCGACGCCCATTACAACAACATCGAGCACCTCTGGCGCGCTCACCTGAACACGGCACTCACGCGCTGGATGACGGCATTCGAGCAGGAGTGCTACCGCATCCTCCTCACCGACGCGCAAAAGGCCGCCGGCTGGGCTGTCAAGCATGACGCCAGCGGCTTCCTCCGTGGCGACTTCAAGTCAATGCTCGAGGCCATCGCCGCCGCGCTGGAAAAAGGCCTCATCACGATCAACGAAGGGCGCGAAATGATCGACTTCGACCGCATCGACGGCGGAGACGCGCTGTACATCCAACTCAACCGGCAGACCGTACCCGGCACCGGTGATCCAACGGCGGCGGAAGCCGCATCAACCGCAAAGACCAATGCAGGAGCCGCACCCAATGGACAATAAGGGCCACATTTACACCGAAATCAAGGCCATGGGAGAGGACGGCACCTTTACCGGGATCGCCTCTATGTACGGCGTCTCGGACCTCGAAGGCGACATCATCGAGAAAGGCGCCTTCACTAAGACGATTCGCGAGAATCCCGAGGTGCCGATCCTCTGGCAGCACGAAGATGACGAGGTAATCGGCCTCGGCACGGTGTCCGAAAAGGGCAACAAAATCGAGATCACCGGGAAGCTGGACATGGAAGACCCGGTTGCCCAAAACGCCTACCGCAAGATCAAAAACGGCTACGTAAAAGGCCTCTCCATCGGCTTCATGGCCATCAAGAAAACGTTTGGCGAAGAGGACGGTAAGTTCGTCCGCCGTCTCCAGGAAATCAAGCTCATGGAAGTGTCGATCGTGACCTTTCCGGCGATGCCGCAAGCGCAAGTAACAAGCGTAAAGGCCTCCGACGAAACCGCGCAGCGCATTAAAGCGCTCGAAGACAAAATTGCCGCACTGGAGGCCGAAAAAGCCGCTCCAGCCGCACCCGCTAAACCCGAGCCGGTCGCCGACCACTCGGCGGAATTGGCACTCGCACGCTTGCGACTGTCTCTCCTCAACTAACCGCCGTTTCGGCAACCCATAAGGACTACCATGGAACTCTCCCAGCAGATCGAATCCCTCACCACCGCCGTGATGGCAAATAACACGAAGATGGCCGAAGAGGTCAAGAACCTCGGCACCACGCTCGCGGAAACCAAAGCCGCGAACCTCCAGCTCCGCAACGAGCTGGACGCCCTCATCACCAAGCAGGCCGAGATGCCCGAAAAGAGCAACGAGGGCGAACTGGCCCGCTGCCTGAAGGAACTCGACGCCGTCGGCCGGCTGAAGAAAGACGGCCGCGCTCGCTTCACTCTCAAGGGAGCCGCCGCTCAGGAAGTAATCGAGCGTAAATCCACGATCACCTCGTCCACCATCGGATTCCCCACCGCCGGCGTCATGCCGATGGAAATGGGCTCCTATGTCGAGGAGCCGCGGAAGACCTTGCGGATGCGCGATGTCATCCCGTCGCGTCCGATCAGCGTCCAGCAGTATTCCTGGCCGAAGTACAGCGTCACTGGCACGAAAGCCTCGCCGGTAGCCGAAGCCAGCACCAAGCCGATCAACACCTTCGACCCGACGACCGTGACCGAGCGGGTGAAGACGATTGCGACCTACTTCAAGATCGGCCGCCAGGCGTTCGAGGACTACGGGGAACTCCAGGGTCTCATCAACTCCCTCGGCTCCTACAAGATTAACGCCGAAATGGATCGTCAGATTTTGACCGGCTCGAACACCGGTGAAGATTTGGACGGGCTCATCACGCAGGCCACCGCCTTTGACTCCACCCTGCTGAGCGCGTCCACCGGATACACTTATTTCGACCAGATCGCCGCCGCCGCGCAGCAGGTGGCTGAAGCGGATGAATTCGAGCCGACGTTCTTCGTCGTCCACCCGCGCAACTGGTGGCAGATGAAGCGGCTGAAGGACACCAACAAGAACTACCTTCTGGACGGTCCCCGCGGCACTGGCTCCGCCGAGGCTATCTGGGGCATGTCTCCGGTTGCCACCACGCAGATTACCAGCGGCACGTTCCTGGTCGGCTCCGGTACCTCTCCGGCCGTGGAATTCCGGCCCCGCATGGAGCTGGAGGTGATGATCTCCGCGGAGGACGGCGACAACTTCAAGGAGAACATGTACACGGTTCGCTTTGAAGCCCGCGGCCTCCTGGCTTGCTACCGCCCCGGCAGCTTCATCACTGGCACGTTCCTCAATTCGCCCGCTCAGTCGTAGTCTCCCTCTCCTGACTTGGGGCGGCTCCTCCGCCCCACTTTTTCTCATGGAACTAATCGCAAACCGCCAACTATCTGTCGGTCGAGCCAGCTACGAAGCCGGCCAGCAGTTCACCGCCGACCGCTATATCGCCCAGCGACTACTGCGGGAGGGGAAAGCCTACGAGGCCACCGTTTTCGTTCCTCAATCCAACGTCGGCCTCGTCTCCTGCATCATGCCGACGAAAGACCGCCGCACGTGGATTCCTCGCGCCTTGGAGTGCTGGCAAGCGCAAACCTATCAACCCCTGCAACTTGTCGTCCTCGACAACGGCTCCGACCCGATCAAAGACCTTCTCCCCGCCGATCCGCGTATCATCTACACCCGCGCCGGTCAAGGGATGAAACTGGGAATGCTCCGCAACCTCGCGTGCCAGCTCGCAACCGGCGAGTTTATCGCTCACTGGGACGACGACGACTGGTATGCGCCGGATCGCATCGAAAAGCAGGTGCAGGCCATCGGCGGGGCCGCTATGTGCGTGCCTTCTGGCTGCCACTTTGCCGGCGAGAAGCAGGCCTATCGGCTCGACGCCGACCCGATGTATGGAATCGGCGCCGGTCTCCTTTACCGCCGCGATTACTGGCTGAAATCTCGCTTCGCGCCCGTCGCGCATTGTGGCGAAGACTCCATGTTCATCCAGCAGTGCAAAAGCAAGGCGCACATCGACGGCTACGGACTGATGGTCGCCTCCGTCCACGACGCGCACACTGCGCAGCGCGTCCTCAACCGCAAGTGCTCAATGTCTGAACTACCGAAGGGGTACCGATGGCCGTCTGGTTTGTGATTCCGAGCGCGAAAGCAGCGCGAGAAGCCCAGGACTGCATCAACGCCTGGCGCGCGCAGGGATACAAGGTTGCCGTCTGGCGCGACGCTGGCGCGGAACAGGTAGATGCCGACTTCGCCACCTACGGACCCTATCCAGGCTACGCCAAGGCGGTGAATGCGTTGACGCAGACCGTGCTTGCGATGGACCCCGGATGCCAGTGGGTCGTAACTGGCGGAGACGACGTATATCCGGATACCTCGAAGCACCCAGACCAGATCGCTCGCGAATGCTCGCGCCGGTTTGGAAAGGGCGATATCGCCAGCCACGGCGACGCGGAAGACCTCTTCGGAACCTACGGCGTCATGCAGCCCATCGGCGATAGCTGGGGCGGCATCGAGCGTATCTGCGGCAGCCCGTGGATGGGCCGCGAATGGTGCGAAAAGGCCAACAAGGGCGCCGGTCCGCTGCATCCGGATTACTTCCATATGCACGTCGATGAGCACCTACAGGGCGCGGCACGCGCGCAGGGCTGCTTGTGGCAACGGAAAGACCTGAAGCACGAGCACCGCCACTGGTCGCGCGAAACGCAGCGCTGCCCGGAATATCTAGTCAAAGTCAACACGATGAAGCACTGGGACGAGAGCCGGTCGTTGTTTAACCGGCACCGGGCTAACCGGTTCGAGGAGAGCTACCCGGCGTGAAGCACCTCATCACCTTCGGCGGCGCCGCCTACGACGAGATCACCGCAATAGTCATGCGCGACGCGCTGCGGCTGGGAGTCGATCAGATCCACGTCTACGACGACAAGTGGCTCACTGAGCAGCCGTTCTTCTCGACTCCTGAGTTCCAGTGGCTATTCACCCATCGAGGCGTCGGTAACCCATACGGCCGCCGCGGCTTCGGCTGGTTCGCGTGGAAGCCGTTCATCATCCGGCATGCGCTCGACCACGCCGCCGATGGCGACATTATTCTGTACATCGACGCCGACACCTACCCCATCGCAGACCTGACCATTCTGTACGACGAATGCGCGCGAATCGGAGGCATCATGGCCTTCGCCGCCACCGCTGGCCCGCAGCCATTTCGGAACCGCGAATTCAACAAGCGCGATTGCATGATCCAGATGGGCATGGACGAGGAGCGGTACTTGGAAGCGTCCACCGCCGTCGCCCGGTTCATGCTGTTTCAAAAGGGCGCGCCGCTGGTCGATGCGTTCCTGGCCGAGTGGCAGTATTACTGCCTCGACCCGGTTTGCCAGACCTTCGAGGTGTCCACGCTGGCGCCGGAACACCCCGGCTTCCGCGAGCATCGCGTCGAACAGGCCATCTTCACCAACCTTTGCCACAAGTACGGCTTAAAGTTGCACCGCGAGGCGTGCGCCTTCGGCAACGAGCACCAGCAGGACTGGGACCTCTACCCGCAACTGTTCGTTCAGCGCGACCCGAGCCGTCCGAAATCATTAGCAGGGAGCCGATTCAGGAATGTCGTTTAGCCAGAATGATGAGGAGCGATATATCCTCGATTGGACTCCGCCATCCGGCCGCGTGCTCGACATCGGAGCATGGTGGCCGACGAACCTATCGAACTCCCGCGCGCTCATCGAAAAAGGCTGGTCCGCGGTGCTGGTTGAACCGTCTCCCGGACCCATGCGGGTGCTGCTGGAAGAGTACGGCGGCAACGACAAAATAACGTTGCTCCAGGCGGCGATCACCGCCCACGGCAAGCGGATCACGATGCAGGTCACCGATTACCCTGTGTCCACCTCAGATCACAAAGTCCATTCTCTCTGGAAGACCGACCCGCAAACGCAGTACCTCGGGCCGCTAACCGTCCCGTCTCTGACCATCGCCGAACTGCTTACTGAATACGGTCGCTTCGACTTCATCGACATCGACGCCGAGGGCCAATCGGTCGAGATTTGCACGCAACTCCTTGGACAGCCAAACGCTATGCTCCCGCAGTGCTTCTGCGTCGAGCATGACGGATTCGCTCCTCAGATCGAAGCCGCTGCGCGCAAGCGCGGTTACGTGAACTTTCACCAGACATCGGAGAACCTAGTTGCGGCTCGTTAACATTCAACCCGTCCGAAATGAGGCGTGGTGCCTGGGCCTGACAGCCCGTGCTCTGCTTCGCTGGTGCGATGACGCCGTATTCCTCCTCCACGCCTGTACGGACGCCTCTGAGTCGATCCTGGAGGCAGTGGCGGCCGAGCATCCGGGGCGGGTGCACGTGATCCACGAATCGGAAACGGTTTGGCGGGAGATGCACCACCGGCAGAGGCTTCTGGAGTACGCCCGATGCCTCGACGCAACGCATATCTCAGTGGTGGACGCCGACGAGATCATCGCCGGCGACACGCTGCCGACCATGCGCGACCACGTGGCGCAACTCGCCCCCAAGCGCTTCGCCGCGATCAAGTTCAGGAACATCATCGACGGGCTCTACCAGTACCGCTCCGAGCAGGGCCCTTGGGGTACCGACGCCGGAACCATCGTCGCCTTCGCCGATCACGGTCGCCTCTGCTGGGAGGCCCGCAATGGCTACGACCACCACCAACGCAGCCCATACGGAGCCGTGCAGGCCGCCTACATCAACGGCGGAGGGCTCCTCCATCTGCAGTTCGCCTCGCGGCGCCGGCTGCTCGCCAAGCACGCGCTGTACAAAGCATCCGAGCGGGTGAAATACCCGCAGAAATCCATCCGCGATATAGACGCGCTTTACAACATGGCGCCGTCTCTCAACGGCATCAACCGGCAGGCCACTCCTGCCGCTTGGTGGGAGCCATACGCCGACCTTCTGCACCACTGCGACATCGACGCGGAGCCGTGGCAGGAACAGGCCACGCGCGATCTTGTGGCGCAGTACGGGGCGGCGCATTTCAATGGACTCGACCTATTCGGGGTGGCGTAATGAGCACAATTCTAAAACTTACCGTCACTTCACCAGTTCAGTCGTTTGAGGAGCCAGTGACGCTCTCGGAAATCAAAGGCGCGCTGGGCATCCCGGACGTGGATACCTCGCGCGATGTGCTGCTCGACGCCTACGCGCCCGCCGCCCGCGAAGTTGCCGAAGTCTGCCAGCAGCGAGACCTAGTGGCGAAACAATGGGACTTGTACCTGTCGTGCTTCCCCTGCGGCTGGCATCCGATCAGCCTTCGGGACAACACCACTAGCATCGAAACCTTTCGCTACCGGAACAGCGCGGGCGACTACGTGACGATGGTTGAGGGCACCGACTACGAGTTCGATTCCGCTCTCTCTATTCTCACCCCAATCAGCAACGGCACATGGCCCACGGCGGAACTCTGGCCGTCATCGGCTATTGAGATCCAGTTCAGCGTCACGCCGCCCGCCATTCCTGCCCGCCTGAAGCGAGGCATACTGGCCCTCATTTCCCTGTGGGACGCTAACCAAGTCCCGGCCGAACTCGGCGCATCAGCGGTGCAGAACTACCCGTTCATGCTATCGCTCCTTGAGATCGGGCGCCGCGAGATCGTATGAACCGCCAGCGTCACAAGGGCAACCAGGGCCGGTTCACGCAGTTGCTGACCATCACCGCATCGAGCGGATCGCGCGGCGACGGCGGCGACTTCCAGCCAGCATGGAACGGCACGAGCGTCGAAGTACGCGGTATGTGGCGCCGGACGTCCTACACCGAAACAGCCATGGAGGGAGGTCGCTTCTCGCGCGCTTCCGGCGTGTGGGAAATCCCATGGATTCCGTCGCTGGCCGAGGACTACCAAATCAGCTACATCGACCGCAGCGACACCACCCGCTATCAGCGCATCGTCGGCATTGACGACCCGGAAAAGCGGGGCCGAGAGCTACATCTGTACGTGGTCGAAGATGAAGGGGCGAATACGTGAGAGTCCAGGAAGCCATCACCCGCCAACTCGCAAAAACCGACAGCGCGACGTATGCAATCGCATCCACGCGGGTGTACTGGAACCTGCTCCCGAAAAACCCGACGCTGCCGTTTGTGCGCGTCAGCAAAACGGCAAAACGACCCATTATCCAAGGGCTCACGTTTGCTTCCGATCCGAGTATCACCGATGTTGTTATCGGGTGTTTTGCCAAGACGCAGCAAGCCGCAGCCGACCTCGCCGACGCCGTTTCCTCTGATCTTTCCGGTTGCGGAACCGTATGGGCCGCACTGCCGAATACCACGCCCGCCACCGATGGTTCTCTCACGGTCAAGATCGAGCCGACCGGCGAAGAAGATTTAATTTCCGACGACCTCATTGAGTTGGGCGTCGCAGGCGAAGCGCGGACGTTCTCCGTGCATACGCGCTAAACAGCGCACACCACCAACCAACCAGCTACCGCCTAACCGGCGGAAAGGAACTCTATGGCACAAGCCTACAGCGCCGCCGGCTCACTGCTCCAATTTGGTAGCTCCAGCCCGGTTACCTACACCACCATTCCCTACGTTATGGGGTACACCTACGGCGGCTCTGAACGCCCGCGGATCGACGTGACGCCGATCTCCGCCACGGCGACGGAGACCATTGCCGACATCCCCGGCGAGCAGAACATCAATTTTGACATTGCCTACGACCCGGACGACACGCAGCACGCGGCATTGCTATCGGCGTACACCAACCAGACGCTCTTGTACTTCCGCGACCGCCACGACAATAGCGGCGCCTGTGACGAATATTTCACCGGCTACGTCACCAAGTGGGACCGCTCCGCCGCCAAGGGTGCCGCCCGCATGGTTGCTGTCATGGTCACGATGACCGGCGCCGTCAACACCGTCCCGTAAACTCTATGACCAACCCCATTAACGCGCCAATCGAGATCGGCTGGCGCGGTCAACTGTATTACTGCGACCTATCCCTCGGCCAGCTTGCGCTGGTCGAGGGGGAAGTCGGAGTCGCTATCGTCTACCCGGCTCCCACGATGTTGTGGCAGAAGCCGGAGGCCTACCAGCGCGGAGTTCTGCTGTACGCCCTGCTCCAGCCGCACCAGATCAAAGGAGTGACGTTGGCCGAGTGCATGGCGGCCGTCGTCGGAGAACAGCGCGAATACTTCCTCACCAAGCTCCAGAAGGCCACCGACCGGTTAAAACCGCAACTGGAGTCTCTGTGGGGCGTACCGGAAGAGGCACCAAAAGCCCCTTTGGACGTGAACAGTGGTGGACAGAACTCTGGTCCTGTGGCCGTATCCACCTCCGACTCGCCGAATCCGAGTTCTGGAGCCTAACGCCCGGGCAACTCATAGACCTGTCGATCACGAAAGCGAAGGCAAATGGCGCAACCGAGGAACGTACTAACTCGCGCGGGCCGATGGCGCGCTGAGGTAACCGGGCTGAAGGCCGTGCAGACCAGCTTCGGCGAACTATCGGCGCTATTGCTGGCCGATGGCCGTGTAGATAAATACCAGCGCGGCCTGGCCATCGTCAAGGACGGTTTTGCTCAGGCATCCACGGTGCTCCGAGACGCCGCCCGCGCCGCCATTGGCGGGAAGTCTCAGCGCGTGACCGCGGCCACCTTCGCATTTTACGACCTCGACGCAGGCCGCACGAAAGCGCAAAAGCGCTCCTCGCTTGTGGGCGTCAAGACTGGCGCTCCACCGCGATTAGATCGCACGCTCTACCGAGTGTGGGGCGCCGGCTCAACTCGAAAAAACGGCAGTGTTGCCACGCATGGGCTTGGTATCTCGCTGGGCCGAATACTGGAAACCGGCACCCGCTACCAGCGCGGCACCCGGTTCTTCTCAACCGCAATCCGCAGCACCAAATCGCGCGCAATTGGCTTACTCGTGAACGCCTACAAGGACGCAATCCGAATTTTCAATGGCTAGTTTAATCGTCAAAATCACCGGAGACGCCAGCGGCTTCAAGGGCGCGATGAGCGGGGCGGAAGCGTCCCTGGATTCGCTGTCGGCGAAGGCTGGCAAGGTCAGCGGTTCTATCAGTTCACTGGGCTCCGCGATGACCGTGGGGCTGACCGCGCCCATTCTCGCGCTTGGCGCGGGAGTAATTAAAACCGCCTCCGATATGGAAGCGCTGAAGATGGGGCTAGCCTCCGTCGCCACTGCATCCGACACGACCGAAAAGCAGCTCTCTCGCCTCAAGGAAGTGGCGAAGCTGCCGGGGCTAGGATTCTCCGAAGCCATCCAAGGATCGGTGCGCCTCCAATCTGCCGGCTTCTCCGCGCAGTTGGCGGAGCGCAGCTTGAAAGCCTTCGGGAATGCCCTCGCTACTGTCGGAAAAGGTAAAGCCGACCTGGACGGCGTGACGTTGGCACTGTCGCAGATCGCCTCAAAAGGCAAGATCAGCGCGGAAGAAATCAATCAGCTCGCCGAGCGGGTGCCGCAGATCCGCGTGGCCATGAAGGCTGCGTTTGGGACGGCGGACACCGAGGTTCTGCAGAAAGCTGGCATTGGCGCGGAAGAGTTCGTGACCCGCGTAGTCGCGCAACTGGAGAAGTTAAAGACCGTCTCCGGCGGCACGAAGAACTCGCTGGAGAACCTGTCGGATAAGTTCAAGGAAACAGCCGAACGGATTGGGTCGAAGTTCCTCCCTGCAGTCAACGATGTACTGCCGAGGCTGGAGAAGCTGGCCGGGGCCGCGGCTGACGGGTTCGACGCCTTCACGAAACTGCCAAACGAGATCCAAAACACTGCCATCGCACTGGGCACCGTCGCCATTGCAGCCGGCCCGGTTATCAAGGCCTTTGAAGGAATCCGCGCCGGTCTCACAACGGTTCAGATCACAGCAGGTTTGGCGGGCACCGCCATGGCAACGCTGTTTGGGGCCGCGATTATCGCTGGAATCGTCAAGACCATGACGGCCATCGACGATCTCAAAGCGAAGACCAAGGACTACTACGACTTCCTCGACCGCATGAAGAACGGCGGCAAGCAGGAAATCATCAAGGGCCAGGAGAATGCCGGGCTTGGCGGCGTGCGCGTGCGCGAGTCGTTCATCATACCGGACACCGGAAATGCTGCCGAGAAATTCAAAATCGACATCGGAGCCATCGCCGACGAACTGAACATTTTCGGCAAAAAAGCGAAGGCGGCAGAGGAGCCCATGCGGCAACTCGGAGGGGCCATCGCCGCCGTTTCCAACACCATCACCGTCTCCAGTGTCGGCCAACTCGTCTACATCGAGTCTTTACAGCGGATGAAAACCGCCGTCGAGAAGATCAAGGACGTGATGTTTGAGTACCAGATGCAGGGTACCGAAACCGGTAAAAAGCTGGACTATGCCAATTCTGTCGTCCTCTCATACATCGACAGCAGCGGGCAAATGTCCACCCGCTTGGTCAGCAATTCCAACGACTTCGCCAACCTCGCCAGCCGGTCGGAAGACTACGTGGCATCGCTAAAGCGGGTGATCGCGGAGCAGGAAAAACTCGTCGCTAACGACAACGTGCGGGCGATGTCCACCGCTACCCCCGTAGGCTTTCCAAAACTCCCGACCACCTGGACCGGGCAAGACGCTCTGAACCAGATGGGCATTCGCTCGGAAGCGAAGATCCGCGAAGATATCTCCCGTGCGGAAGCGCGCCTTGCGGAGATCCAGCAGAGCAATCGAATGGGCGGCGCCGGATCCGCAACTGGGAACGACGTTATCAAGGCGCAGCAGCACGTGCGCGACCTGTACAAGGAAATCACGGGCGAGGCAAGCAAGGCGGGCAAGGCGCAGGCGTTCGCCATGAAGCAGGTTTCCACGGTTATCACCGACTTGAGCCGCGGCATCGCAGACGTAATTTTCAAGGGCGGCAAGATCGGCGACATGCTGGTGAATGTCGCCAAGCAAGCAGGCCAAGCCATCGTCCGCGAACTCATCGAAGGTGCATTAACGAAGCTGGCCAGTAAGCTGCTGAATGTCGGCGGATTGTTCGGCAAGGTCTTCGGCGGCGGAGGCTCCGCTGCATCATCGGGCGGAGGGCTATCTGGAATGCTTGGCGGAGGCTCGTCGGGCGGAGCAGGCTCAGCGGCATCGTCGGGGATTACCGGTGTAGTCGGCGCTGTGGCAGGAGTCGTTTCGGCCGTCTCCAGCGTCATTGGAAATTTTCAGTTCGCCCACATGAACACGGCCCTGGGCCGCATTGAGGAAAGCACTCGCTACGTCAAGATTTGGACCGGAGAGCAGTCGCAGTCGTTGCTCTGGTGCGCGCAGAAGTCCACCGAGTATCTCGGCTACATGGTCAAGTCACTTGACATGATTGGACTCCTGAACTCGCAAATGCTCGGCAAGATGCAGGCGGGCGGGGCAGGCGGGACGACTATCAATATGGCCGGGGCGTATCTGCTCACCGACTCAGCGCTGGATGACTTTATCGAGCGCTTCACGCGGCGGCTGAAGACACAAGGCCTCTAGTGGGAATCTCAGTACTCATCCAATCCACCCTTCGGAACGACCTGACGGGGCGGGACGGCGTGTCTATTACAAAGGCGCTCCGCACTATTCCCACGGCCAGCATCCGCACGGTGGACCGCACTGGGGCATTCCTGCCAGCCGTGGGCAATCTCATCGAGGTCCAAGACGACCTCGGCGGGCCGACCGTGACGCTGTTCGGCGGCTCGATCAACGAAGTCGAGCGCATCCGGCGCCGGACCAGCATCGCGGAACTCGAGACCATCTGCTCGTGTGTCGGGAAAGCCGACCGTCTTGAGCGGCGGCTGGCCGGGTATTACGAGTGGACCGGGAAGACCGGCGGCTACATCCTTGCGCAGATGGTGGCGAACAGCCTCGCTGGAGACATCGAAGAGGCGTCTCCTTCGGCCATCGAAGCGGGCCCGGTAATTGATTCCCTTGTGTGGGATTACCCGACGTGCAAAGACGCGGCTGATTCCGTGTGCAACCTCACCGGCTACGAGTACTACGTCAAGCCGGACGGCACGTTCTCCTATTTCCAAACGTCTTCAAATACCTGCCCGGTCAGCATCACAGACGGCTCAAACGTCACGAAAATTACGACGCGCGAGACGCGGGAAGACTTTTGCAATCGCGTCACCATCAAAGTCGCCAATGCACTCCGCGACCCCGAAACCGAGAATTTCACGGGCGACGGCGCGGCTACCAGCTTCAACGTCGCGTACCCTATCGCGCAGGCGCCGGACGTGTACATTGGCTCCCCGGCCGTGGCGCAGACGGTCGGCATTCTCGACGTAGACACCGGCAAGGACTGGTACTGGCAGGAAGGCTCCACGGAGATCCGCCAGGACAGCGGCGGTACCGTCATCGGCACCGGCGTGGCCGTTATGGTGACCTACGTCGGAACCGAGTCCATATTGGTCGCCGCGGCTAACACGACCAGCATCAGCGACCGAGCGACAGCCGAATCCAACAGCGGCATCTATCACAAGCTACTCACGCTGGACACCAAGCTCACCCGCGCCAACGCGCAGGCCGTGGCAGATGCCTATGTGGACCGCTACTCATCCCTATCAGTCGTCATGGTTTTCGAGACGGACACGTTATTGGAGCCAGACGCCATCAACATCGAGCCGGGGCAGACGCTCACCGTCTCTCTCACCGGCTATCAATGCGCCGGAACCTATCTCGTCCGCTCAGTCACGCTGCAATCCCGGCTGGACGACCAGCACCAAGCCCGCTGGGCCGTGCGCGTCGAAGCCGTTAGCGGGCCGGTGCTCCGTAACTACGTGGACGTGTTCCGCGACCTGTCCGGGGGCGGCGGCAGCACCAGCGGCGCCGGCTCTATCGCGTCTGCCACGGGCGGCTCCGGCACCTACGTCTACGAGCCCGCCAAGCTGACAGCCAACACGACGATTACCGCCCCGGTGCCAGCCACCAAGGGCGCGACGATGGTGGTCTTCGTCAAGCAGGGCTCCGGCAACTACACGATCTCATTCGACGCCGACCAGTTCTCGCAATCCGTCAACACTAACATTCCGGCCACGGAAGACATGGAGACAGCGTTTCCGTTCGTCGGCCGCGCTGACGGTTTGTGGTGGCCGATGTCCTTCGCCCGGGTGATCAACTAAATGAAAGCATTCCTCTACATCCTCGCCGCCGCCGCTCTCTTCGGGCAGGCCCAGACGCCGCTCAAAGTGGAGCAGAACTCCGGTTCGACGCCCGGACAGGTGTGGTTGCAGGAACCGCGCGGCAGCGGCACGAACTACGTGAAGCTCAAGGCGCAAGCCATGTCTTCCGACGTAGACTTCACGCTCCCGCCCACCACCGGCTCCAGCGGCCAATGCCTCACCACGGACGGTGCCGGCGTGACATCCTGGGCCACCTGCACCGCCGAGCGCACCATCTCCGATTACAACTGGAGCCAGGTGATCGGAGCCCGCAGCGGAAGCGGCACGCTCACGCTCACGTTCACCGGCACGAGCTGCCCGGCGGCCGGTACCGACTCCGCCTATGTGCTCCGCGTCTACGAGACCGTCACCCCCACCACTTACGAACTCGCCACCAGCAACGGTACCGGCACCTGCACGCGCGGCGGTAGCGGCACTATCGTCGCCACCGGGCCGACCGGCACGTACACCAACGCCACCGCCACCAGCGCATCGAGCGGCGCCCAAGAAGCCATCTTCTCCGTCGCCGACTCGCTCCCCATCAGCCTTCGCGCCAATGATGGCGGCTTCTACGTCTACTCCGATATCCTCACTGAAGACCGGGTGATGTCCATCACCTGCGCCTCGCCAAACGCGCTGTTTATCCCGATGCGCGACAACGTGAAGGTCTTCAGTGTCTCCTCGCCCAGTGCGGCCCGCATCTACAATTGCGGCTTCAACAACGCCTACGCGCATAGCGGCACGACGGCAATCTACTTCAATAACCCGGACGGATCCACGTTCGGCGGCTTACTGACCGGTAACGTCATTTCTTACTTCAACGACGGCATCCACTTAGTCACTGGCTATAACGTGGATATTCTCGGCAACCGCTTTTTGCAGTGCGACAACGCCTGTATCTGGCTGGAGAACGTGGACACCGGAGACGCGGGGCTGGGGCTGGTCGAAGGGAATAACCTCTCCTGCGCTACGACGTGCGCATACGGCATCTTGTGGAACTCGCCCGGCGCGGTCGAGCTGAAAAACAACCGCCTCAACGGCTTCACCCAGCAGATCACCCTCGACCCCAGCCATGGCTACGCACACGCGGCGAACTCCGGCGCCGATACGGTCATCACCTGGGATAGCGGAAACCGGTTCCGCTCGTCAATGGTCGGCCAGTCTATCCAGGTCGGGACCGGGCAGTGTACGGTAACCACTTACACCAGCAGTACCGTCATGCGCTGCAACGGAACCAACCTCGGCACCATCAGCAGCGACCGCTACTATGTCGGCGGCACCGGCCAAGCGCAGGTATTCGGCAACCTCCTAGACGGCGGCGCGAACACCACCTACGGCATCCGATGGCTCGGGAACATCTACCTCATCAACGCGCAGATCGAGCAGAACTTCGTCGCCAATTACAGCGTCACGACGGCCAAAGGAATCAGCATCGAAGGCGCCGGTGTCCGCACTCTCAGCGTCAAAAACAACAACATCCAATCTTCGTACAACAGCGGGTGGACAACCAAGGGCATTGACGTAACTGCCGGCGCTGAGATCCACGTCGGCAACAACCAGATCAGCGGCTACGTCACGGCGCTGAACTACGGCTCCTCTGCGCTCTACATCACTAGCGAGGGGAACCGACCAACATCGTTCACTACGCCCATCGCATCGGCTGCCAGCACGGCTATGCTGCGCGAAGGCGTGGCGATGACCTACGCACAGCTCAACGCGCTGACGATGGCGGACGGATCGACGCTGTATTGCTCCGACTGTAAAGAAACCTCAGCCACCTCGGCCACCTGCACCAGCGGCGGCAGCGGGGCTATGGCATCGCGGCTCAACGGCGCGACGAAGTGCGTGGACGGCGCGCGGCATGACCTGTGGACGGTCAGCGGCAGCGACATCTACTACAACAGCACCGGGAATGTCGGCATCCATGGCGCGGCGGTAGCCGACCTATCAATCACAGGCGGCGGGGCCGGGGCAAACATCCTGCTAGTTCAGGACGGCGGGGCAAACACGACAGTGCAACTCTTCGCGGAGAACGGGTACGGGGCCCTCGGAACCTATACAGCGCACGACTTCCTATTCCAGAGCGACTCCACGACCCGCTGGCGGCTGACGAGCGCGGGAATGTGGCGACCGGAGGCAAACGACACCTATGATATCGGCCTCACTGGAACACGGGTACGTGCCGTCTACGCCAAGTTCGGGGAGTTCTATAAATCAGGATCGACGGCATCCTC